AACAGCACGCGGATAATTGCTTGGCGGGGCCACAATATTGGCCACCACCCCATGACCTGCACGAATGCTATTAGTGATCTCATCCCAGATCACATCTTTCAACCGGTAATCCGGATAAGCCCCAACATCACGGTGCCGGTACTCCCCACCAGGAACATTCGCGTTCAACACCGCCGGGAATTGCCCAATATAATCAGTGCCATTAGTCGTCGTCCGAAGGTCTTTCCCCAAAACGCTTTCTGACACCAAGCCCCCTGTCGCAGACCTAATCACGGTCTGACAGGACGCCGGGCCACAGTTATAAAAAGTGTCTTGGGTTACTTGATCCCGTGGGTAATCAAGAACTTTTTCCATCACTTTCCTTTCTGCCTGGCCTCCACCAAGCAAGCGCTGCCCGATGCCTAGGGCGCGCTCATACCTTTCTTTTCGATCTTGGAACCCATTCAGCCCGCCATTAATCGCACGAGTGACCCCCTCGATATCCTCCGCATCACACAAGTCATTGATCTCGGGGCGGGCCACAGTCCAATACCACGTAGCAGCAAGAAACCCCCAACGGGGGTCTTGACGCACCAACTCCGGGTGCTGCTCAAAATCAAGTGTTGTCAGTCCCCGTGATTGCACCCACCTGGTGAACGCGCGGAAATTATTCCGGCCTGTCAGCTGTATCGGGCCTGAGCCCTTAAAACGCCTGCCGTCACCAGGGTGGATATTCCCCAGGTCCGACCGACCTTCGTAGGCATCACCGCTAGCTATCTCCTCCATATAGCGCAGACCTGCGGATTCATGCCCGATCTGCGCGCAAAACATCGCCGCGCGGCGCACCGTAGTACACCCTGCAGCATCCATCGCTTCTGTGAAAGGGGCTGCAAAGCGGGCGTAATCCGCACTACCGCCCATTACTTCAGCAAGTGTTTGAGCATCCAACGTTCCCTCCTTTTGGGCATAAAAAATGCACCCGATGAGGGTGCCTGCCATCTTGGTTAACTCCTGCGGAAACGTATCCACGCCAGCCCATCCGCGCCGGACTGCCCTGGATTAAACTTCCCCAAAATGCCTCCGGTGCCCCCACCACCACCATCCCCGGGGGTCATGCCAGGGGTATCGACACCAGCAGGAGAGCCAGCAGGTGCATAAAAACCATCAACCTTGACCTGCTCACGTACACCGGCTGCAGCACCTCCAAATCCACTGCCGCCTCCGCCTCCAACAGCAGTTCCGGTAATGCCACCCCCATTGACAGAGCTTTCACCTCCGGCACGCCCATTTCTATCATCCCAGGATAGCCCGCCACCCCCTCCAGCACCGACTGTAACTTTGAATTGAACTCTGCCTAGCAAGGGTTGGGTGCCACTTGTGACCTGCCCAGCGCCTCCGCCATTGCCTAAGCGCCCCCAAGAATTATCACCACACGCCCCACCACCACCGCCGGCGATGAGAACAAAATCCATAAACTTCGCCCACGAGGGAGAGAAAATCACGTAGTGCCCAGGCTGCCTAAACTCGTGAACCTCTGGCTGGCGTGAATTCCTCCACACCAACACCCCACCGCGATACACCTCCTGAACCTGGACCGCACCGACAGTAATGCTTTTGATTGCTTTCCCACCAACAAAAATCACTTTATGACTCCCTGACGAAATACCACACGTTAGGCGCAGGATATTCAGGGGCAGCATCAACAACACGCATATCAGTATTCCTGCCAACGCGCGGCGCGCATAATCCCAGGCTTGCTCAACCTTCCGAGATTTTTCAACAACCCCGACAACGTCATCTCGATCAACCTTTTGGCTCAGGGAGCTTTTAAGCTCATTTATCTCACCACCTAGCCCTGTGATCTCGGAAGTTCTGTGCGTATGGCTCGTGTTCGCCTTACCAGCCAACGCCTGCGACAAACCAGACACACCAGAAATCGCAAGGGACTCAACTTTTTGACGCAGTGCCGAAAGCTCAGTCACAGACGCTTTCTCAGAAAGCTGCTTCATCAATACAGCCGCAGCACTCTTCTGAGACACCAACTCATCCGCTACTTCTTTCAGCGTGTCATAAGCTTGCGACGCACCATCAAGAAGCTTATTAATCGCTGATTCAACAACGCGGTTCGTCACCGACTCCGCGGTATTTGCCGCTGCTTGCGCTTTCAGCGAATGCTGCCCCGCTGTTGCAGCATCCCGCTTCACAGCTTCTGCATCACCTTTGACCTGCGAGATAACCTGCTGTGTGGCTTGGGTGATCTTTTCTTGCACCACCGAAAAAGACCTCTCAGCGTTGTCTTTCAGCCACTCATACTGCGGCTGCCACGCATCTAGCTGCTGGACGCGTGGCTCCCACTGAGCAAGCCGATCCTTCAACTGCTGCCACGCTGACGATGCCGCCGACTCCTTCTGACTGGCCACAGACGCCGACTCTTTAGCGGCGGTGGCGGACTTTTCCGCTTTCTCACGATCAGTAGCAGCAGCCGTAGCAGCCTCGCCAGCAGTCTTCACACCACGAGCCACCTGATCAGCCAGCTCAGCCAGCTTATCTGCCACTTCCGGGGTAAAATCCTTCGCATCCTCCACAGCCTGACGCAGCGTGGCCGTGCCCTCATGCACCAGCATCGGGATAGACTCACGAGCTGTGAAATCAGCCCCGATTAACACCAACACCGCAGCACCCACTGCTACATCAACACTGAACTCACCACGCTCATCCACAGTGATACGCACTGGCTCATCCACAATCAACCCACCACCCCCAGGGCGGGTGGCAGCAGGACGCAGCCACACCTCCCGAATACCAGAAGGCTGCTTGGTGACCGTGGACAATTTTCCCTGAATAACAGGCATACTTTTTATCTCTTTCCTTCGCTAAAAACCGGCAAAACAACAACGGTTGCAGACCTATACGCCTGGTAGGAGCAACCAGCATGCATCTCGTGAACTTGGCCGGCTTGCGTAATCTCCATAGCAGTGATGTCAGTCGCACCGTTCGTCGCAACACAGATCATCAGAATGGACCCCTTCCATCCAGCTTTGGAAATGAAAGCCGCGCCAGAATTTTTTGTGAACGTCGTTCCCCGAAATTCCAGGCTTCCGAATTCATCCCCTGTAGAAAGCTTCCCTGAAGAACTGCCATAAAACCCCGGCTTACCATCATCGATGTGCAAAAACCGTGGGGCACAGGTAAGGGCTATTGAGTTCGCCTCAATCGCGCGTTGCTGGTCGTCATTAGCTTTCGCGTTCGCCTCAATCTGAGCAGATTGCAGCGCGTCAGTTGCGTCTTTTTGCTCACGCCACTTCTCTATCGACAACTCAGCAGTCTTCTGGGCCTCCCCAGCTTTTTCGTCTGCGGCTTCAGCCTTCCCATCAGCAACCCTGGCGTCTGACTTCGCCTCGTGAGCAACACGAGAAACCTGAGACACACGAGAAGACACCTCAGCTACCTTCGCAGCAGCCTCACGACGTTCCTGGGCTAAAACTCCCAAAATCTGCGTGTTCGACGAATTCAAACGCACAGAATCAACAATCGGCTGCCCGCCAGCATGAACGCGCCACCCCCACACCCCATTCTCCGCCACCATGTCGACCGCAGTCACGGGCGCAGGAATACGATGCTGGCACAGCTGCACATCCACGATGGAATCAATATCAAAATTCACACCCGGGACATGTGGCCCTAACCCTATCGCCGTGATATCGGACTCAAAAAACACCTCACCATCAGACCGGGTTTCCGCCGCATCCAAGACCTGTTCTGCATCCGACGAACCACGCACATAATCAACCTCACCATCAGGAGTGACGGCCATCACCTGAGTAATATCGGCCCTCACCCCACGCACATCAAACCTACCCATAGGCATATCAGCGGGCTTATGAACAAAACCCTGCACAAGACGCGGATCATCGGCTTGGGGCAGCTCCCCATCTAAAACCTGGGTATTCCACTTTCCCCACACAAACCCCGCAACCCTGCGCCCCACGGTGCCTCACCGCCATCAGCAACCAACACAACATCACTCATTGCTGCAACACCTCCACAACAATCGACGGCTTCGCCAGATCCAACCCCGCCACAGGCTTATCCCCTGGCAGCCACATATGGGCCTTGACCACACACCCCGACATCTGCGCCGGAGTACTAATCTCGTCCCATAGCGAATTATCCGACGGGCGCAGCAAAAGTCTTTTCGAGGGCTTACCAGTGGAGGTATCGGCCACCACAATCGGATAATCCTCCACCCCGAAAAGCCCATAGGTGGCCTTCAGGCTCTCGCGGATCATTCGGCGGATGACCTGATCGGCTGGACCGTCAAAAGTGAACCCGTCTGCCACGACTGCCATTTTCACAGGCGCATACATGCGAGGCTTTTCATACCTCGCCCCCAGGTCACTATCCTGTAGCGCAAACTCGCCTTTCACCTGCCCGGGGGCTGACCAGCCGGGTAAAAGCATCAACTCGGACAGCATATCCGTGCCCGTGCCATGCACGGTCAAACTATGGGGAAGCCGTGCGTCACACTCGGCTTTCGTGAGCTGTACACGATACACCGCGCGCCACGACTCACGCTCAACCATGACAAACCGCGGCGGCCCCATCACCGGCACCAATCGCAGCCTCTCATCCTGCCTGACCAAACCATCAGCAACAAGCTCATCAACAATCTGGTGGGCCACGCCGCCGATATCCACACGAAACTTTGCTTCAAAAGATTCAGGATTCAGCCGGGTTGTAGGGTCCTTCATCAGCTCATACGGTGGGCACTCGCACACGGGCTCCCCATTTTCATCAAGCAGCCCCACCCACTCCCCACGAGCCTTAATAACGCTTTTACGGCGCTGTGCAAACGCGTCCCAATCCAATTTTTACCCCTTCCACGGATCATAGACACCGATGTTCCACCGCAAAGTGGCGCCATCAGGAAGATGAAAACACCAGATTTCCCACCGGAACTTGCTCTGGAAGAGCCTTACCCCGAACCTTCAGCCACAGGGCACGATCAAGCTCACCCCTCAACGTGGTGACTTTAAGCCCATCAGCCCACGCGAGTGACAAAACCCGCAATTCGAAAGATTCAGGAAGTGTAAAAGTGGCACCGGAGGGGAGTTTTACCTCACCCCCGGCCCCCTCCCATACGATTTGGGGGATACTGGAACATCACCGCTATTCGTCACTGTGACGATATTCGAACCGTGGGACTCAAAAGTATCCGACAGCCAAACACCACCATCACCCACCAACGGAACATCAATCACAATCTCCCCACCCTCAGTAGGATCAGCCACAGGAGTAGACAACGCCCCCGACAACCGAACCGGCAAACTCCACCGACCCAACCTAGGATGCGACACCACCAACACTGATTTCGCCACTGAAGACCACATCCCACGAAACTCAGCCACCAACGCAGCCACATCACACAGCCCCAAAGTCTGTACAAAACACGACAGCGACTCCTCGACCGGCTGAGCAACCGCATCAGTAACAACCTGCCCTGCAACACCAACCGAGGAAGCCGTAGACACCGACGGTGACCCCACTAAACCCGACAACCCGGACTCGGCCAAAACCACCGGCGAAAAAACATCCGTTAAATTCACATGGCGAGCACCAGAGGGCGAAAAGACCTCCACCGAAAAACATCCGGCATAGCCCGAGACAACTCAAACACAAAGAAATCCTTTCACCCTCAAAACCTAGCGACTCCGCAAAGCCGCCCATTGCTGCCCATCAATCCCAGACCGACGATCATTCACCTTGACCTCCAAACCATCAACACGATCCCCAAGCTCACGCAAAAGACGCAAAGCCGGATCATTCCGAGGATAAGAAGAATCCAAAGTCACATTAACCACGGTCTAAGACCCACCATCACGAACCACACGGCCCAAAAGATCACGCTGAGAATTAGCCTCATCAGCTAACTTTTTCAGCACATCAGCCGAATCAGACTGCACCTTCGCAACATCCGCAATCGACTTCCGTGCCCCGGCATCCTTCTCACGCCAATACTCAGCCCAAGACTTTTCAGACCCCTGACGCGATTCCAGCGACTTAATCAGGGTCTCCAATGGCGCTAAATCAAGCTTGTGCAGCGCCTCAGCCTTACCCCGATCAATCAATCTTCGACTTCAACGCCTCACGGTCAGCGGCTAGATCAACCAGCCCGGTATCGAACTTCGCCCGATCAAGCGCACGCGCCGCATCACCAAGAGGCGAAAACCGAATCAATTCCTCAACCCGATCACCACCACCGAAAAATCCAAGAGCACCAGCACTCGCCGTTGCTTTATTGATCTCAGCCAATGACTTCTCATCAAATTTCTTGAATTCCGGCATCTCAGCGAGCTTCCGCATCTCCTCATTAATCTGAGAGATACGGCGGTTCGCCGCCGGGTACCACGTTGCCCACTTAACCGGGTTAATCCAATTCCCGACGCTTGCTTTATCCGCTTCGATCTTCGCTTTCTCAGCCGCAAGCTTCGAATAACGCTCCCCCACAGTCGCCTGTGTGGAATCCAAACCGAACGCAGTCCCCGTCAAAACCACAAGCTTTTGCGACGCAACACCCAAAGACCGCGTCGCATCACGCAAATCAAACACAGCCTTAGTCTGCTCAAAAACCGCATTCAAAGAAGCCACACGAGCCTGCTTCTCAGCAAGCTGCTGCCCAATCAACGCAGCCTGAACCTCCGCATACAGCGCACGGGACTCATCAGACATCTGCTCAAAATCCGCCAGAGCCCCAGCCACATCACGACCAAGCTTCCACCGGAACCGATCAAACGCCAACCCCATATCCGACTGCAACAACAACCGTGCGCGCGCGTCAGCCCGCAACTGAGCCTGATACTTCGCCTGAGCCTGAGCCACAGTCTTTGCAGCCTCAAGCTGAGAGCGCACTCCATCAAGCTGCACAATCCGGAGATTAAGAGCCGCAGCGGCCACCTGGATCTGAGATAAAGCAAACGCAACACGCAACTCCATGACCTGCTCACGCTGCTTTTCCACCATTGTGGAAAACTCGCGCACAGCACCCATCATGGACGCGATAGCATTACTCACCTGCAAGCGGGCCTGGAACACAGCACCCACGATTTTATCCGTGATCTTAACAACCGCGATTGCGACTTCAATCGCCGCCGCTATCTCAGCACGCCCAGCAGCCTTAGCCGCAAGCGTAACAACACCGCGGGCCTTCTCTAGATCACTTTCAGCTTTCATGAGCTGATTCAGCGCTTCCGCCGATGCTTTCGGGTCCTTAGCCTTCAGATGATTTTCGCGGGCCTCATGCAGATTCGACTCAGCTTGACGCACAGCATCCGCAGCATCAACTTGCGCCGCAAAAGCATCCTGCATCGACTCATCCCCGTCGAAAGCACCTTTGAAAAGGCCAGTGAAGCCACCCAAGCCAAGCTTCTCACCAACCCCAAAAACATCTTTGAGGCTAAACCCGCTGGCGAAAGCCCCCAGATTTGAGCTTGCTACCTGCTACCTGCATGGACTCCGCAACCTTCACCAAAGCGTCAGGAAGGCGCTCAAAGGCCACGGTCTGCCCCGGCGATAACACCCGCTCTGGCTTAATCGTTGCCTTAGGCAAAAACCTACGCCATTGGCAACCCCACCGAGATCAAACGCACGATCACGCCAACGCGCGAGCGCCGATTCACGCCCGGCCCGCTTATCCCACTCAGATGCAAGCGACGACGCCGCACCCCAACTAATCTCCTTACCGCTAGTTGTTTTGTAAGCCCACTTGTCGATGTGGACTGCACACCCTCAACCAGCGTGGGGCCAGCAAGAGAACGATGCCAAATATCGGTGTATTGAGGATGATTAGCGGGCGCCGCAGCCCCACCAATCTGGCCATTGCCACGGCCACCACCCATTTCGATATTGACCTTTTTCCCATCACCAAAAGTGATAGTCCCCGACGTGTGCCCACCATAAGGCCCGCCGTTAAAAATCCTATTGAGTAAGTATTAGGCCCGCCCATTCCGCGCCTAAACCCATGCACAGCGGTCCACTGCCCTTGGTTAAGGGTGGCGAATTTACGGCCAGCGACCGGAACCCCAGCAACCAAAGCTGCACCAGCAGACTGAGTGCCAGAGTAATCACCCCAGCTGGAGGCCAATCCACCGCCCCACGCATAGCGGGATCCTTCTAAAGAAGAGGGGCCTTGCTGCCCGCGGATATTCTCGCCTTTGAAGAATCTCAAAAGCTCGCTCGCAGACACTAGCCCACCATCAGCGAACCTCGGCAGCCCCAAATCCCCTACACGTGGGCTGAGGTTTCCGCCGTTGATTGCTCTCAAAAGTGGAAGATTCCGTGAAGTAGCCTCACGATTTACGATGAATTCACCAGGCTCGACCCTGGCTATGGGCACCCCAGCGCGGGTAATCCCCACGATTGGGTCACGGGTGGATCGTGAAACCCCCGGGATATCCGGTAGCACGCCACCACGATTGAACCCGGGTATCTCACCATCATTATGGCGGTGAACGACGTTAATCTGCCGACCCGCAGATTGCGTCGTATCGGAAAAATACTGAAAATACTATTTTTAGCTTCTGACAGCCATCTCTTTACATCTCCAAACTTCCGCTTTATCCCTTCCCACAAGCCGTTCATGATGTTCTTGCCAGCATCAACGAGCCACTCACCGGATTTCGCAAAAATCCCTTGATCTTATCGGGAAGCTCTCTAATCGTGGAGAGGATGCGATCTTTCATCTCTGTGGTTTTTCGCCCCACAGACTCAGCCCCCTCAGACACCTTCGCTTTAACCGATTCAACCATTTCGCGGAAGAAATCTTTGACCGCAGACCCAAAACGCTGAGTCAACCCAACAACGGTGTCCCACGCCACGCTAATACGCTCGCGGGTACCATCAAGCCACTCACCAACTACGGCTTTAATATGCTCAATAGCTTCACCGAAACGATTTTTGATGGATTCCCAACCCGCGGAGAGAATCCCGCCGATCTCATCCCACTTGCCGGTGAAAAGGGCAACGATAACTAGCCAAGCAGTGGCGAAAACATCTTTCACGGCTTCCCAGCCCGTGGTGAATATGGTTTTCACAATCTCAAAGCCAGCCGAGAAACTAGCTTTAAGCTGCTCCCACCACGCAGACGCAATCGCAGTGACCCCATCAAATAAGGCCTTAACACCAGCAACGAAATCACTATTCATGAACGCATCAAAAAGCTCATGGGCACCGGTCACGATGCTATTAAACGCTTCTTTGATCCACTCAGCCCCGCTTTTTACAAGATCAGTGAAACCCTGCCAAACTTTCTGACCAGTCTCGGTTTTTGTGAAGAAACCCCACAACGCTAGCCCAATACCAGTAATCGCAGTAATAGCCCAACCAACAGGACCCATTGCGATCACCCAAGCCGCGGCGATCCGCACAGCGTTAAAAATAGCCTTGCCAGCGGTTTTAGCCCACGCCCAACCAACCTTCCACAAGGCTTTCACATTCGACGCGGATCCTTTAATCGCATCGGCTTTCGCGATCATCCAGGCTTTGCCGTGCTTCCCAGCCCCAATCAAAGCTTTCGCACCCGATTGAACCCACGAAACACCCAGCTCAATAATAAGGGGGGGTAACAAGGGGCGCTACCACAGATGCAAAAATAATAAGCTTTTCCTTATTAGCCTCGATCCATTGCCCAGCCTCCTTAAAAGCCTCCGGCAAAGCCTTCACAGCGGGGACTAGCTTCTCCTTGAAAACGCCTCAGCCACCGGAATAAACTGAATCAAAGCCTCAAGCTTATTCTTAGCGAAATCCTGCACCGCCTGAGCCACAGGCTCCAATGCTTCTTTCGCAGTATCCCGGAACCGCTGCCACTTCTGCCCTGTGGTTTCCAGCTCACCGGCAAGGCCATTAATCGTGTCCTGAGTTACCCCAATATCACCCTGAAGATCATCAATAGACAACGCACCAGTTTTAACAGCCTCAACGAACTTACCGGCGCCCTTCACCCCAAAAAGCTTCTCGGAAAGGGCAATAGCCCCAACCTCATCACCCTTTTTAATAAGATCCCCAACCGCACTAGCAGTCGCGTGAAGCTCCTTCTGAGGATCCTTACCAGCCTTATCCAGCTTACCGACAAGGGCCGCAGATTCACCGATACTAAAACCAAATTGCTTAAGCTGTGGGCCACCCTTAACCACACTCCCCGCAAGGCTATCAATAGACACACCAGTAGCCTGTGACACACGGAAGAGGTCATTCATTGCTTCCGGCATCTGCCCAGCTTCCACACCAAAAGCACTCAACGCAGACGCAGCAGAAGTCACATCAGCATCAAAACCCAAATTCTTCAAATTCTGAAACTGACGGGTCATCTCCTCCAACGGAGCACCAGTAACACCCAACCGGGTATTAAGATCCGCCATTGTGGCGCCAATCTCAGCCAGACCACCCTCCGCGGCAACCGTCCCAGACACATTCCGCAAAGACTGCTTCAAAGCATCAAAAGCCTCACCACTAGCCCCCGTACCAGAGCGGATGATGTTATATGTGGATTCGAATTCCTTCCCCACATCCCACACCGCACCCTTAATCGACGCCACACCAGCAAACGCGGTCGCAGCCCCCAACATGAGCCCCGGCAACCCTTTAAGCTTCTCAGAGACAGCGCCAATAGCATGGCTACCCTTCTCCTTAAACTTCTCCATCCCGCGGCTCATAGACTCCGTGGACTTCGCCGCCGCCTCTTGAGCATCATCCAAACGCCGCGTCGCCGAAAACAAATCCGAACTAACCCCAGTCGCGAACTTCTGATTCTCACCCAGCTTCCGCTCAGAATCCGCAAGCTTATCCGACGCCTTCGACGCCTCCAGACGCGCACGCTCAACCGCCGACTCCTTAGAAGCAACAGCAGCATCCGCACTAGCCCGCGCCTGCTTCAACTTCAGCTCCGCCTGCTCCAACTGCTCAACCGAGGCCTTCCCGAAGCACGCAGCTTCGCTAAAGACTCCTCAGCAGCACGCACCTTCGCGTCACCGCCAGCCCGCGCAGCCTCCAAAGACTTCTCAGCAGCCTCAACCTGCTTCACCTTCACAGCAACATCAGCCTTAGCGTCAGCAATCTTCTTCTGCTGAGCAACAACCGTCTCAGTGGCCTTCTTCTCCAAAGCCTCAAGACGCTTCACCTCAGCCCCAGCAACATCAACGCCAGACTTAAAGCCCTGTGCGATGCCTTGGCCCGCCTTTTTCGTCGCGGCTTCCATCGGGGCCTGCACCTGAGACCGAATGTTCTTCTGAATGCCTCGCAAATCAACCGAAATCGGCAAAGACGCAAAACCTACACCAGACACATCGAATCCCCTTTTTTTTGTTATTCCATACCGAGCGCCCTTGTGCGCATCCGCTCGGCGGCCAAAATTTGTTGCTTTCTCGCCTCGAAATCCGCCTGCTTCTTCTGATCCTCACGCGCAGTCATAAACGGATGAGCCTTCTCAGAGAAAAGATTAAAAATCGTCATCGTGATCAATTCCAGCTTCGTGAACCGCTCCGTGTCGTTCACGTCAGCCCAGAATCGGGAAGAATCACGATCCAACCCATCCACAAGCAGCAAAAGCCGCCGCAGTGTCAGCCGGGATTCCCCACCGTTGGGGAGGAAAAAGTACCGGTAATCCCAGCCTTTATCTGCGAAATCCTGCTCTACAAGGTCTTCGCGCTCGCGGATCAGGCGAAAAAGCCCTAGCCTTCCCCAGCCCGGTGGCCTCTGTGTATGCAGGAATGATGATTTCAGTGAAGTCACGGACTGAAGCACCTACGTTTTCGAGTTTTTGCATCTGGCGTGGCCCGAGGATCAGTGAGAATGCTTTCACGAATTTTTCTTCTTCCCATGCGATTGCGGTAGCGACAGGTGCATCGTCTAAGGATGAAGGCGCGGTGAGTGTAATAGTTTTCCCATTGACCTCAACCTCGAAACTGATGCTTTCTTTGTTGGCTTCTGCTTGCGCGGGGGTTTTCTTAGAGTTAGTCATGGCAGACCTTTCTATTTAGATGTGTGCAAAAAGTTTGTGCAGACCTTTAGGGATGGCCCCACGCCGGTCTGCCATGAGCGTGGGGCCATGAGGATTACCCCTCAGAAACGGTGACCTTCGCACTGTCACCGAGCTTCGCACCATTAGCAGTAACGCTGGCTGCGCCCTTGACCGTGTAGCCAGAGGTTGCGCTAGAACCGGTTACGGTGACGCCAGTGGTGACCTTCAGGATCTCTTCCTGAATCTTCGAAGCAGCAGCGTTGTAATCAATCGCTTCGGTCTGCTTGCCGTTCACCGTCAGCGTGAAGGAGCCGGAAGAAGCAGCCTTATCGAACTTCACTGTGAAGTTCTTAACAGACTCAGCAGCAACCTTCTCGCCGTTAGATTTTTCAGAGAAACGCAGCAGATCAACCTTGCGCGCAGCCTTAGCAGCACTGCCAACCTTGATACGGTCGAAAGCGTCCTTCATCTGACCAATCTTGAAATCGAACTCGATTTCCTTGCCCTCAGGGTCCTCACCATAGCCAATGTTCTGCATGGTGGCGATCGCCGGATAACGAGAAGCAATGATCTCAAGATCGCCCTTCTGATCAGTCACGACCATCGCAACATAAGGCAGAGCGACAGCAGAACCACCGAAAGGAACCTCAGCGCTCTTGACACCGTCGAACTTCTCCTTAGCCTCGGTGGTCTTATCCTCGCGGTCAGGCCACGCGTTCCGGTCAACGGTGGCGTTGCGCTCAATAACAGAGGCCTTAGCGGTCAGCTCACCGGGCTTAACAGTGGTGGAAACCACGCCGTAGCCCCAGCCCTTCTTCTTGGACTTCTCGACCGTCTTCTGAATGTCGATCTTGGTGCCATCGTCCAAAATTCCGATGGTCTCCCACTGCTCATTGAAAGACCCATCAAAACCAATCAGCGGATTCTCGTGAAAAGACACCAAAACCTGACCGTCAATCAGCGGAGAAACGTTTTCTGGGGAGCGCTGAGAAGCGCCCTTCGTTGCAGCCATATCTAGGCCACCTTTCTGTTCAACGCGACGTTAAACGCAGCCGACGCCACAAACCCACCAATGCGGGAATCAGGGCGGGCAATGCGATTAGTCGCAGGCTTAATAGAAAAAGCCCACCCCGTTGAGGTGGGCTTAGTAAGATGCCCGTCAATCATGTCGAGCATCCTGTTAGTGGTTCGCAGGTCACCGCAATGCACTGTGATCCTCACAACCTCACGCGTCCAACCACGCGAGGAATAAGGAACACCATCGGAGACCACAACCACACGAGGGCCATCACGGGGAGTCCACTTAGGCGGCAGCGTGTCGGAGATAATGTCAACGGGGTCAAACACACGACGCAGACGATTAAGCAACAGCTCCGCGGCGTCTCTTTTCATCCACATCAACCGTCACCACCATAAGGGCTGACGGTCAGACCAAGCGCCGAGGCCGCTTTCGTCAGATAACCGTGCTTCGCCTGCAGCAGCATGCCGTGAGGCTCCGCAATGGTCACAAGACCATAGGGGCGACCGTTGTCATTAACACCTGTCTGGGTGAGAACCTCAACATCTTCAGGAATCTCACCAGCAACCTTCTCAGTCACCTCAGCAATCGTCGCAGCATGAGCATTACGCACAGCCTCCATGATCACAGCATCATCAAACTCAATCTTGAAACTCATGCCTCACCCCTCTCAGCGATGACCTGCATGCGGGGGGCGATGAGAAGCAAGCGCAGGGGTTCGCCCCGTCGCCCAATCCCACGGGATATGAATCACGCGATAGGACAGGCCACGGATCACAAGCTCATCGCCCTCATTGATTGGGGTGCCAGCAGCAGCCAGCACCTGCACCTGCACCTGCACCTGCCGAGTGTTTCCCCCGTTAACCCCATCACCTTGATCATCGAACGTTGTTGCCCCCATGGGGAACACATCGGCAAAGAATATCTCCTCAACCACCCCAGCTTGGAACCCATTCACAAACACTGGGTCAGGACGACGAATCACCTGTTCCATACACAGACCACCCTTTCAAACCAGCAGTTGATGATGATCAATCGCCAAGATTTTCCATCAACGACTTTCCGCCAAATCGACCTCACTACTCAAAGGCACCAAGGCCACAGCGGCGCATACAGAGTCAGAAATAATGACGACAGTCTCGCTCGTCGCTCACCTCCGGCCAACGACCAGGCGGCGGGAAATTAAACCGCGAGCTACCCAGCAAACCAAGCAACTCGCATTGAGAATCAGACAAGACAAGACCACCCAGTGCAACGGACTCGACACCGACCGCATCCCACGAGACGCACCAACAAGGATTGCGGATGTCACCATCTCTTTAATGACCCGCTTGACGGTGAACAATCCCCACTCGTCTCCCTCGGTTGGGAAGTCCTTATGGACCACGGGCGAAGTCCGCTCTGACGATCATCTCTGCTTCCTTCAGGAGTCGTGGTGCGAGGAGCTCCTCAAAATCCGAGAGTTCCCTAGGCAGGATCAGATCGTTGATAGTAACGAGTGACATGCGCACCTCCTTATGGAAGAGCAGCGATCAGCTCGTCCTTGCTCTTGTACTGTGATGGGTCAACGCCACGGGCACGGGCGTAAGCGTCCCACGTTGCACGGTTCGCAGCATTCAACGGTCGGACTGGAAGCCTCTGGTTCTGCCTCGCGCTCGTCGTCCGATTCGCTAGCCTCACGCTCCTCGGGTACATGATCTTCAGTGTGAGCCTCTGCTGGTTCGTCGCCCATGGCGCGCTTGGCGATACCGTCTTCTTCAAGCCACGCGATTAGTTCGTCGTCCACGCTCACGCGCTCGCCCTTCTGGCGAAGCACGATACAGTCGGACAGCTGCTGATACCAGCGTGTAACAAGGATGATGACTACTGTCATTACTCGACCTCCTTAGATGCCGGTGATCTTGATTGCAGCCTGTGGGTTGTCCACAGCCAGAACACGCTCACGGAATGCATCCATGCGCCAAGACTGGTTGGAACCGCCGTATCCGTTCTCGCCATGCTCGGAATACAGCGGAGTGATTGTCAGCGGATCCACAACGGATTCAAAACCGACGACACCGGATTGCAGAACATAAATCTCGTTGTCTGGAAGCCATGCGGAGACGAAGACGCGCAGACCAGCGAGCACACCTGGCGTGACACCGGAGTACACAGGGTTATCAACTGGGGAGCTGCCGTTGTAGTAGCGCTGCGCTTCCTCGTTGAACAGGATCAGGTCCAAGGACGCCTCGTTCAAAAGAAGAGTGTCAGGACGATACCCCATGAGCGCATCGTCTCGGTTAGGTGCCTTAGCAGTGCTGATCATGCGCTTAGCGTTGCGGATGTCGCGCAGTGGCTTCGCCGCGGTCTGATCCCACTTGGTTGTTGCACCGAGGGTCTGAATGTCTGCTGCTTTGAATGCTCGCAGAGCACCCTCGACACCATTCTTAACCATCGTGTTCTGCAGAGCAGTGACCTGCAAACCAACCTGATCAATCTTGTTCTTGCGGACCATGTCCCGAGAGATGCGAGCACCGATGGCGGTGCGCTCAGAAACGATCTTCTTGACCTTGCCAAGATTGACGTCAGAAGTAGGGATCTCCGCGAACTCAGCGACGATCTCAGCGTCATCGTTCAAATATGGTGCTGCTGCCTCACGGTAGGCGACGACACCATCGTTAGTGCCACCGTCACGGAAGATAGCCTTGACAAGGTCAGCACCATCAAGGTTCTCGTAGGTGCGCTCCTGCCGCCACGTTGGGTCCTTGATGATGGAGTCAACGGTGATTGCTTCGCCGGAGTACGCGCTATTAAGCAAAGTCGGCATTTTCCCTCCTAGGAAAGTAGTTGAGTTAGGTTAGGCACCGAGTCCAGCTGGGTGAAACAGGGAAACCTTGACGAGGCCGTTCTTCACATCAGAAACGGCGATACCGACACCTACGGTGCCGGACTTTGCGACCTTTCCATCAGCTGCTGCATACACCTTGGTATCAACGGTCAGGTTCTTTTCCGCGGTCTCAATCGGAACGACAACACGGCCCGTGTGAACGCGGACGTGCTTTGGTAGTCCGTGGGTCAGGTCGTTGTCTCGATCACTGGGTGCTGGTGCTGCTGCTTCGGTGACGGCGCCGAATGGAAGCGCGTTGGCTCCGGCGTGCTCGATCTTTCCTTCGACGGACTTGACCAAGCGGAACTTACTGGCCGCCTTGCCTGCTTCGCGGGTGAGGTAGCCGGTTTCAAAAGTTGGGTTAGACATTGCGAAAGTCTCCTTTTAGATAGTTGGGCGCTGGAAGATTCGGCCTCGATCTGCCTGCTGGTTCTTCTCCGAGTGGGCAGCGGACGCACCGATTCCAATTCCGCGTGCTTCATCAGATCCACCTCGACCCTTTTCCACTGTTGGGATTAGACCCGGCGCGAGATGCGCGAAGTACGCCTTCATACCGTCGTAGTCTTCGACGGTTGCGGCTACGAGCTGGTCGTGTTTTACAGCTAGAACCTTGCCGGCTTTGATTGCTGCGGCGACGAGCTCTTCTGCTTCTCGGTGCTTGTTGTCTTCACTGGCTTGGTCGCCGATGGCAGCGCGTCGGAGCAGGTCATCGTAGACGTCCTTGTCAAGGCTGATAACACCGTCTGCTGGTTCTTCAGAGGTTTGTTCTTTCGTCTCCGTGTTTTCAGCTACTGGGCTGCTGACAGACGGAGTGTCTACGGCATCGGCGAGATCCTTGAGCATCTGCTCCACATTCACTTTGGTGAGTGCAGAAAGATCCGGCTCGATCTTCACTGTTGCTGTCCCGACTGGTTCTGGCTGTTCCTCGTTGCTAGCTTGCTCTGCCAGCGCCTCATCGAGGGCTGCTAGAACGGTCGCTTCATCGGATTTACCGTCAACGCCCAATCGCTGGGCAATCGAAGCCAAGAAATCCATATTCTTCTTTCCTCCCCGCCCTCTCTGGGCGTTGTTGATAACGGGGTCTGGTGCGGATCGACGCCCCGAGTATTTGCACTTCGCAAACACCCGAGACTGCACACCAGCGACCACTGGGTCGACTGTCTTCGGTGTTACTGCTGTCACCTCATCGGCTAGGCCGACGTTCACCGCTTCGGAAGCCGAGTACCACGTTTCATCCGTGAGCACCCCGAGCCATTCGTCAGCAGAGATCCCCGACTTTGCTGCATAGATTCGCGCGTAATTCACTGCAACCTGATCCAATCGATCCGCAGCTTTTCGCAGATCCGTGGAATCGCCGTCTGTGAATACCCACGGGCTGTGGATCATGAGCTCTGCTGATTCAGCCATCGATAGGCGTTCCGCGCCGCCTATCGCGATGACTGTGGCCGCCGATGCGCAAACCCCGTCTACAACTGCGTGGATAGTGGCTGGGTGTTCACGAAGAATGTTCATGATTGCCAGGCCCTCGAGTGTGTCACCGCCGTAGGAGTGGATGCGCAGTGTGATGGACGAGGCGTTGGCCTCGTCGAGGAGGCTACGGATATTCGCGGCGGTGAAGCCATCCCAACCTCCGATATCTCCATACAAAATAACCTCGAAGTGGGATTCTCCGAGGTTCTTGATTTCTAGCTTCTTTCTCATGCTTCTCCTTCTTTCACCGTCACTGGCAAAAGCCCGGTATGTTTGATCGGATCAAGCCCGACGGCTTCAAGCGCAGCTGCCGGATCAAAGCCGGATCTGATCAGCGTTCCGGCTGCGGAAGTGAGCTTTTGCAGATCATCAGAGCTATGTTGCTGCTGTTGCATTACCCCCCCCCCCATCGTCTGAGCGTCTGGTGTCGTATTAGCTGGTTCTACTGGGGTGGATGACAGTGTGACCCCGAGTTCCTGTTCTAATTGACGGCGCTCCGCCTTCTTCTCCAACGCCTCCTTAAACGGCGTCAACGGAGGGAGCTCACCACGACGACGCACGTACTCTTCCAGAGTCCCGTCGCCGGTGACCAGACCGGCGTTCTTCAACGCCACAAGATCCTGCGGGCTGTAGCCAGTCTTGGATCCGATCGTGTCGAACGCGATACGCGGGAACGAGCCGACGCCCTCACCCGTGTACTTTTCGACCATGTCGACAACCAAATACTTATTTGCAATCGTCGCGATGTATTCGGCGATTGACTGCAGCGACTGGATGAACATCGACATCTGAACATCAGCCAAGGCATACGATCCGCCCTTGCCTTCGAGGTTCAGCGCATGGGCCAACGCCGTACGGGCGATCTGCGCATCGTGGTACTCGATCGCTGCACGCGGAGAGACCAGCTGCCCAGACACGCCTTGGATCGTCAGCTTCGACCCGCGCTTAATCGACGCACCCGCTTGTGCGCCACTGCGCAGCCCCTCGACGAGATCCTGACCACGGTCAATATCCTGCTGATCCGTCTCCGAGTACGACTCAAATACTGGAACTCCCATGCCGTTACGCTCAAGCACCAGACGCTCAAGCTTCAAAAACTCATCTTTAAGCTTCCAATACTTATACGCGGGCCGGAACATCGACGTCCCCAAGCCGTCTTTCTGCTCTTCGCCGTAGATGAAAAACAACAGCCTTGAGACTTCAAGCTCGACCCTGTCCAAGCGCTTACCGCTCGCATCGACGGCTGCGCGTTGCACGATCGACTCGATGCCACCGTCGAGAGCGATATTGATCTTCTCGATAGTGTCAGGAAGACGCGGGGCAAGCTTTACCAGACGCTGTGGTCCGCGTATCTCATCCGAGTACACCTTCTCGAAGTACGCATGGCCATAGCGCAGATACTTCAAAATCCACGGAAGCGTCTCCTGCCACGACACCCTGCCCACGGACTGCGCCAGCGGATCAGCACCAGAATCACCTTTAACCGGAAGATTCAAATCCTCCGCGATCATCTGCACGATCTCATCAGAAGCGCCGTTCGGCTCGATGTACCAAGGCGTTCGGAGAATAGGCAAAGTTACCGCCCGCTCCACAGATTTAGCCTGTGAATCCTCACGCAGCATCTTCGAGAACTCGCGCACCGACTGAGGCCACTTCAACGCCCAATTATCCTCCGCCAGCGGGGACAAACGACGAGCCTGCGCATGCCCTAGCTCTCCAGCCATACGGCCACCTCCTCACCATGCCTAGAATGCAAACGATTCATGACTGGACTTCACCACCCGCATCTTCACCCCACTGCTGTCCGGTGCGACAGCCTTCGGTAGCGGCGCGTATTCATGGACACCCCACATAGCGAAGTCCAACGCCACCAGCGGAGAAATCACACCAGAAGACCTCGTCAACCTGACCCCGCCTTACTTGTCCTCCTGCAGCTCAGCAACAGCGAACGACTCACGCAGCTCTTTCGATTCACCGAAAGTCCACGTGCGTTCATCGACGCCGTGCAGTAGTTTCGATGCAGCCGCTTTCACGTGCGAGAACTTCATCTCCGCGACATCAAAACCCGCATCACGGATAGCATCCGCGATCACCCACGCCGCAGACTTCGGGTCAATGATGATCGCCACAGGATCAGCGTCGCGCACAGCCTGCAGCACAGCGGCAGTTGCTGCCTGAATATTCAACGGACCGTGATAACCCACGACCCCGTGAACCCCACCGGAGTTCGTTCGACCACCCGCAGCGATAGAGCACCACTCACGGTCAGGGGTAGCGTCAACCGCCAACACAGTGTGCAACAAAGCAACATGATCAGTTGTGAACGCGGCATCAAGTTGCTCATCCGTGAAGATCGGTTTGAACTCATCCACGACCTCATCGTCGAACCACAAACCCCAGCCCAGCGCTTCAACACCAAAGTTGATCCTGCCGGACTCGGTGTTCATGCGTCGCATGATGTTCTTCATCTTCTTAGCGTTAGCGATTACACCCTACAGGGAATGCAGTACAGGTGACGAAAGAATCAGACCACTACGAACATCTGCTCGACTATGTCCCAGTAAGTGGCGAGGGGCTCATATTCGTCACTCTACATATAGACACCGTTGGTGTACGGACAAAGCTGGAAGCGATCATTGTTGAGCTTGACGGGGCACCAATTGGAGAACTAACAAAAGGCTCCTCAGAGAAATTCATTACAGCCGTCAAACATCTAGAAGGGCTGGGGCTTACCTGTGGGTGTATGGCGAAGATCAAAGGATCATCGGTAGCTGCAGAAGTCACTCTATACGCGAAAAAAGCCCATGAGCTGACAGAAGAAGAACTAAACCCTACGGGCTTTTCTTCCTACCCAAGTTCAGTCCCCTTTGAAGTCAACCCGTTAGAGTACGACGCCCCAGCTAGATACGCTGGAGAACCGCTCCCAGCGTCATCTAAAAAACCGGAAACAAAAACGGAGACGGACAGCCCCCGTACCCCCACAGCCACTCCTCCTACGGCTTGGGCTGCGCCGGCACCCCTAGTTGAGACTGCCCCCGCAGTTCCATCGATCCTTGACCCTATCCCTTGGGGGGAGCTTTTAGTCCAAGACGGAACCCGTCGGGCAACGCCATTCCAACGTGGTTACGTTCGAGGAATCGCCAACAAGTACATCACTGATGGCAAAGCTCCACGCATTGATTACATCACAGTTGGCCAGTGTGAAATGGTGCTAAGATATTTGGGCGAATCAATCACACCACTTACCACCCAAGGACGTAACTCCATGACGCTGTGGTGGGTGCTAGTAATGGCGATAACACTTTTAGTCCTCCTATTTTCATTTATCCCCACAGTAGGACCTCTAGTGTTTCTCGCTTCATTAGGTTTCTTGGTGTTCTACTTCTGGACCCGGAGTAAACTGCAACCGCCTTTTAACAAGAAAAGATAAATAAATACCCTCCACCTGCAGTCGCCAAACGAAAGGTGGAGGGGGCCGCCAATTCAGCAAATTAACCGACCTGAGGAGAAGTCTACCCAATGGCATCCATCAAAAAAATACAACACAGCCAAAGGCACCGCCTGGCGTGTCCAATACCGTAGCCCTGATGGGCGATCACGCACCAAACAAGGGTTCCGCACAAAGGCGGAAGCGCAGCACTGGGCCGACAAAACGCCACCACAATCGCAGAAGGGGCGTGGATCGACCCGAATGCTGGAAAGACTCTCATCCGCGACCTGACAGAAACGTGGTGGGAGGGTCGGCAGCACCTCAAAGCGTCGACGCTTAAAGCCGACGGCTACAGAAAGGTTCAAGTTCTAGAGTATTGGGGCGCCCGGCCGGTCGGGAGCATAAAAAAATCAGCAGTGCAGGCGTGGGTATCAGGAATGGGGAAATCTGGGTCCACGGTCCGGCACGCCCATAGCGTTCTTTTGCAAATTCTTGAGGTTGCGGTGACCGATGGACTTATAGTGTCGAATCCTGCCCGTGGGGTGCGCCTTCCCCGCAGGAACGCGCCGGTGAAGGTTTTTCTTACCCCTGCACAGCTGGCTGCTCTGGCAAAAGCCACCGGTGATGAGACGGGTGATCATGCCATCATTGTGTGGGTATTGGGCACTGTGGGGCTGCGTTGGGGTGAGCTGGCGGGGCTGAAGGTAGAGGATATTGATTTTGAGCGGGCGCGGATTATGGTCAGGCGGTCGGTGACGTATGTGGGGGGGGCGGAGCCTGTGGAGTCTGCACCGAAGACACATGAGCGGCGTGAGGTATCAATGTCTCTTCCTGTGTGTCGGATGCTCAGGCGGCAGTGTGAGGGGAAGGCTCAGGGGGCGTGGGTTTTTGAGCGCGACAATGGACTCCCGCTGAGGTCTGTGAATTCGTCTGATGGGTTGTTTCAGGCTGCTGTGGAGGCTGCTAAGGCTGATGATTCAAAGTTTCCTACAGTTACCCCGCATGGGCTTCGGCATGTGGCTGCGGGTCTTCTGGTGTCGGATGGTGCGAATGTGAAGGTGGTTCAGAAGCAGTTGACGCATGCGTCGGCGGCTATGACTTTGGATACGTACGCTGCTCTTTTTGATGATGATTTGGATTCTGTGGGTAGTGCGCTTGGTGAGATTTTGTCGGGTGTCGTGGGATTGTCGTGGAATGAGGGAAAGTTGCACGTGGTTTAG